CTATGGTTCAAAAAATTGTTGGTGATGGATATTATATCGTTCAACGAAATGGTGGTATCCATGTTGGTGGTAGATGTAATATTACCGTAGGTGAATCTTGCAATATTATGGTTCAAGGAACTGCTGATGTTCAAGTAGAAGGTCAAGCGACAATCAATTTGCATCATGGGGCAGACATTGGCGTTCACGAGGATGTCAATATTGCTATTGGTGGAGATTTAAATGTTTTGGTTGAGGGTGCAATTACTGTAAAATCTAAATCAACAATCGGAATTCAAGCAGCAGACGATATTACTACCAAATCAGAAACTAACATTTATACTGAAGCAACAGAAGATGTTGGAATTAAATCTAATGGTGATTTCTATGTTGAATCTCAGGGAGATACAAATATCTTTACTGCTGGCGACATGTTTAATCAGGCAGTTGGTGCACAGCATCTTCTTGCTGGCGACAATGTTAATGTTGATGGATCAGAATTCCATGGACAAGAAGGTTCAGCAGAAGGTTCTCAAAGTGGGGTGGTTGTAGTTAAAGATAAGTTTACTGACCAAGACGCAGTTGAAGCGGATGAAAATGGTGAAGGTGGTAAAGCTGGAACTGATTTAGTTCCTCCAGAGCATCACGATTTTAAAGAAGCGAGTACGCAGTGGTTAAAAACTCCTGTTCGCCCTTCTCCTCCATTCATTCAAAAATATGCAATTGAAGAAGAAAACTTCGCAGCACTAGAAGGATACCTCGCCAACCCTGATAAGTTTAGTAATCCAGATGCAGCTGCAGATGGCGTTAAACAGAATTTCCCAGGAACTCCAAAAGATGATGGTAATGGCAAGAGTTTGAGGGCATCAGACTCTGCTTCTGACATTGGTATATTTTTGGAAAAACAATTACAGTTAGCCGATACTGGGTATTGGAGAGAAACAGGTCAAGGTGGTAAAGCCAGCAATCCAAATATTCTTCGTATTTGGGAAGATCTTGGATTCTCAGGAAAAGTTTGGGAGTCGGATCAAACTGCATGGTGCATGGGATTTGTTAATTGGACTCTAAAACAGTGTGGATATAGATATGTTCAATCTGCTGGTGCAAGAGAAATTGCAAACAATCCAGCAAGATGGAAAGCAGAGAAGATTGATGTTGGTTCTGCTGATACAGGTGACATCGTTCTTTGGAGTTATGGTCATGTCAACTTTGTTTACATTAAAAATGGTAAGATAACTTTCGTTGGTGGTAACCAGTCTCCAAGTAAAGGTGGTAATAACCCTAACGATGGTGATGTAACGAATAGCTGGCCATCTGGATGGACTTCATCAAGGGGTGGTATTGTTGGCGTCTTTAGACCAAGCAAGGTGTAATTATGCCATGGCAACCAGCAAGTACTGCTATAAATCAGCCAGATGATTTGGCTGTAAAGCAGACATTTTCATATGGAATTCAGTATATTGATTCCAAAACTGGTTCACCAAGACCAGTAACCCTTACTGCAAGCACTCAATCTTTTTCGAGTATTGTTTTAGTTAACGGAACTTCTGCAGCGATATCTGGATACTACCCATATCTGTTTGACCAAAGCATCATTAAGTATAAACAAAAGGCTAATGATAACGATTCGATACAAACCATATCTCAGGGAAATATACTGACGGATATTTGGGACGCTGACTTTAGTGAAAGTGATGTATATGCGATGACATCATTTAGAGCAGACAGAACTTTGTATCATACTTACGATTATGTAGCAATGGCTGTAGATACACAAACTGGTCCACAAACTATAACTTATACGGTAACTTTAACTAATTTTTGGGATGTGGGTAAAGCGTTGTTTAAAGAAGCTGTTAATAATCAAAAGGAAGGTAAATAATGCCTGGAGTCGCACTAGAAGGTATGTGTTCCACAGGGCACGGATGTTTTCCTCCAACAGATACGCAGTCTGGTCTGGCGTCAACATCATTTTTTAATGGTAAACCTATTCAATTAGCAACTGGAACTATATACCAACCACATAGCTGTCATGTAACGCACGCTGGTGCATTAAGAACAGTTTCACAAGGTTCTGGTTCATTTTTTATGGAAGGTAAACCAGTAGCAAGAATTGGTGATTTAATTCAGTGTGGAGATATGATTGCAGAAGGTTCAGGAGATGCCTTTATTGGCTAATAACGATACTAAATAACTAAATGGCCACCAGAAATACAAGAACATTCACAGATCTAGATCTGAATTTCATTCCCTCTCCTATACATTCGGTAGTGAATGAAGGGATAGGACAAATAACATCCTCAACAAGCAGCGATATTGTTGTTGGCACAAATACCACCTTCGCCAAGTATGACATGTTATACAGAAACCTATTAGTAAATGGGGTTTATATTGGTAAGGTAAAAGACACAATTGACTCCACGCACCTACAATTGTATAAAAATGCAAATGTAGCTGTTACTGCACAGAATTTTAAATATTCAAATCCTTCGGATTTAGTTTTAAGATTTAACGAGAATGCTATAAAAGCATCTGTTAAAAACTTAATTATGACAATGAATTATGAAAGAAGATTTCATCCAGAAATCGGATCACAGGTCAATTCACTATTGTTTGAACCAGCTACTCCGCTACTAAGCGCAGTTATGGAAAGAACAATTAGAAATACTATAGATAACTTCGAACCAAGAGTTACCTTAAATGATGTATCTGTAAAAATCAATCCAGACAATAATGCTGCTGCAGTTTCTATTATGTTTACGATCCTGAATACACAGACTCCTCAAACTCTTCAATTCGCACTAGAGAGAACACGATAATGGCAATCGACAATAATAGAATAAATGTAGCCGAGTTAGACTTCGACAATATTAAGGAAAATCTTAAAAACTTTTTCCGTGGGCAAGATCAGTTTAAAGACTACGATTTTGATGGCTCTGGTCTTTCTGTTTTGATGGATGTATTAGCGTATAATACTCACTACAATAATCTCTATACAAATTTGGCAGTCAATGAATCATTCCTTGATTCAGCTTCAAAAAGAGCCAGTGTAGTTTCTCTTGCAAAAATGCTTGGATATGTTCCTCGCTCTGCAACCTGCGCTCGTGCTATTGTCGATGTAAGAATTGTTTCTCCAACATCAACTCCAACAGTTACAACTCTCCCTGCGTATCAACCATTTGAGACAATCGTTAATAAAACTCAGTATACATTCTACAATCTGTCTGACTATACAACAGGCAATGGTGCTAATGGATATGTGTTTTCTGCCGTTGAATTGGTTGAGGGGACACCACTAACATTCAAGTATACTGTATCTCCTGGACAAAGATTTATTATACCAAATGCGAATGTTGACTTATCAACAGTTCGTGTAACAGTTCAAGATTCTGCTTCTTCTGGTAACTTTGTTAGTTACTCACCAGTAACAAATATTGTTAATGGATTAGATTCAACAACTCTTGGATATTTTGTTAAAGAGATTGATAATGGTTTATTGGAAATTTATTTTGGTGATGGAATTTTAGGTAAATCTTTAACAAATGGTAATGTTGTAACAATCAATTATTTTGTCTCCAGTTTAGGTTCTCCAAATGGTGCAAGGTTATTTAACTACAATGGATCTCAGCTGTTGGGTGGTTCTGTAAATATATCAACCAAACTAATTGCGACTGGTGGTGGCTCTTCAGAAACTATTGATAGTATTAAATTCAATGCACCAAGATCTTATTCTGCACAAAATCGTGCAGTAACTCCTGAAGATTATAAAGTTTTAATCACTTCATCATTCCCACAGGCAAAATCTGTTTCTGTTTGGGGTGGTGAAGATAACTACCCAGCTATTTATGGTAAGGTTTATATTTGTGTTAATCCTACTGATGCTGATAAATTAACCAATCTTCAAAAGAATTATATTTTAAATACAGTTCTTAATAAAAAGAACATGGTTTCTGTTACACCAGAAATCCTTGATCCTGAGTTCATTAACATTGCATTAAATGTTACAGTAAACTACGATCCATTCAAGACAAGCAAAACTCCTTCACAAATTCAGACAATTGTAACTAATGCAATTTT